TTGGGTTAACAATATACAGTACATTTGTATTTGAAGATATTGGCGCAGCATTTAATGTTACTGCACTTCCAGATATTGCCGTAATTTTAGCAATCTTTGATGATGCTGACACATTATAAGAGATAAAGTCCCCAACAATCATTGAAAGTTGATTTGTATTTCCGGTTATCGTAATTACGTTTGTTGCAGAATTTGTGGTTAATCGACCATCGCCCACAAAAGAAGTACTTCCTTCTATAAACAAACTAGTGTCATTCGCAACAGAAACAATTCTCTTAACCTGAGTTCTGAGAGAATTAGTTGTATCAATTACAATTAAATCATTGGTTCTATTATTAGTAAAGGTTGTACCTGTTCCCACAACAGAATTGGCTTGTAACGAAGCAAATTGATAATCAGCAAATGGTGCAGTAGGTTCTGTATATGGTGTAGTTCCTGCTGTAGTGTTAGCGGTATATCCAACAGTTCCATATCGGAATGTTATTTCGTCCATGTAACCAGTGAACATATTTTGCTGTGTAAAAAGTTGGATGTCTCCACCAATATATAAATTACCTGTTGCAGGAAGTCCAGCTGAACTTATATACGATGCAGATTCTCTTTGGAATATTCCATTAGCATAAATTCTAAATCTTTTTGAAACGTAATCGTGTACGAGCGCAATGTGATACCAAGTATTTGGGAGATAATTAGTTTTAATAGATGCAGCGCTACCAGAACCTTGAATGTTGATGGTTTTATTGGTTCCTCCAGTATAATTCATGTATATGTAATTTCCACTACCATCAGAATTTCCATAATAGAATAAGTCATTAGTTCTATTGGTTCCATCATTAGCGTAGAACCAACCCTCAAGACACCAACTATTATTAGCCACATTGCAAACTGCAATCATATTGTTGACTCTGAGATATGAGCCAGCATAATTTAAGAAACCGAGTGTCGATGTTGGTGGAAAGTATGCAGTGTTTCCATACGCAGTAGAATATTTCGTTGTTGAATTTTGTGTAACTAGGTTTGGACCATTATTCGCTATGTTTATGATAAAGTTGCCAACAGAATCTATTATGTTATTTGAGCCATTATTGCCACTAAAGTGGAGAAGCATCTTAACATTAGCGTCACCGGCATATCCATATGTTGATATATCAATAGTACCAGCGTTATTTGCTGTGTTAGATGTAAATACGCTAGATGTAATTTTTACTGTAGCTTCTTCTGAGTTTGTCAGCTGATTATACCCAATCAGCTTCATACCTGATGGATGCAATATGTCTAATAATGCTTGACGATACGTTTCTAATGCCTTCTCTGCAATTACAACATATGAGAAATTATGATACTTATCTGAATCTTGGAGCTTTTTGTCAGCGCTTAAGAATCCATCAGTATTTAAGAAATATCCATTAGACTTTAAAAGTCCATTTAAAAACTCTGCATTAGCTCTAGCCTGACCATTTCCATATGTGGTTACACTAGTTATTTGTGTATTAAATGATGCAAATCTTAAATTTGCACTAGTGCTTAAATTGCCAATATAATCATAAATTCTCAGTATATTACCAGTTGAGTTATATGAATCAACTGTAGCGTAGAATGTAAAACCGCCAGAAGTTGGGGCAGTTCCTTGATAAACATAATCACCCCCACTAATTAATCCTGATGGGCTAGTGATTACAAGGTCTTTAACTCTTAATGAAACATTAGGAGTTGCCACATAACCAGATCCACGATTAGTCAAAGTAAATGATTGTATTCTTCCCACATCATCTACTGTTGCAGTTAATAAATCGCCCTCGCCATATCTGTATGCTCTCAATACTGCGCCAGAACCAGTTGAAGTTGAGACAGCTAAATCTGTTGTTGTGTATCCTTCTCCACCCTCTAATACTGTTACACTAGTAATTGTTCCGCTTGCGTTATTTGCAAAAGAAAACGATGCATTAGAACCAGTACCAATTCCGGTAACAACGATACTATCCGATGTATTTTTATATCCTATTCCACCAGAAATGACATCAACGTATGCAATTTTACCAAGAGTTAAAACATTTACAACAGTATTTGAGTTAGCAGTATAGTATGATGATGCATCTATAGAAGGAACTGTTGTATACCCAGTACCTGAATTTGTTATAATTACGGTCTTTATTGGTCCCACTGTGATATTTTGAGAGGAAAGAGCTCTATAAAGTTCAGTATTACTATTTGAAGTTGCGATATTCGCAAACCCATAGTTAGTGTTACTTAACACTGTATTTTGAAATGGACTTATAATATCTGTGGAAACTTGTAAAATAGTTGTTGGCGTATTTATGGCAGAAATTAACGCAGTAGCGCCAACTCCAGTATCACTGGCAATTGTTATTGTGCTATCTGGTGACTGTCTAAATCCATTTCCACCGTTAGTGACAACAATTGTTTGAAGCTGACCTGAAGAAACCGATCCAACAATAGCCGTTGCTTTAGATACTTGAGGATCTTCTGTTGAGAGACCGCCACTTATAACAACGGGGTTTCCAACTGCATATTTTAATCCTCTATTATTGGGATCAATAGTTATTTTTGAGAGCGACCCAATGATTTTTTCTGAGAAAAGATATATAACATTTCCAGTGTTTGCAGTATAGTATACTTCTAATCTTTCACCATTAGTAAATTTTCTATTCACATTAGAAACATATATCTCAAATATTTCTTGGTTTGTATCAACGTCTATCGTTTTATATGCACCCTCAATGATACAGCTGGCAGAAGTTTCAGAACCAACTGCTCTTCTTTTCTTTAAAGTTTCTAAGTCAAATGTTGGAGAAGTATTTGATACTGTGAGTTTAAATGCTTGTGGAACATACCACTTACCATCAGAAGCTTTCAGTATTTGCTCTTTAGGATATGATAGTTCAATATCTTGACCATAAAGAACTCGGAATAAAAATTTGATAGATTCTTGGCTTCCCTTTTTCTGATAGAATTCTCTGCTTCTCTTGATCAAAGTCGCTTTATCAGCAAGAATTTCTTCTGGGAAATATGGTAAGAATTTAGATTTAAAGTATTCTAGAAATTCTTGAGTAGTAGAATCGACATCAGCATAATCTAACATATTCTCAGTAGAATATAGAACCTTACCCTGTTCGGAATCTTCCATCCACTCATAATATGCTGTTAAGAAATTGGTAAATCCTGGATGGTCTGCTCTGATAAAATCAGGCATCTGATTTTCAATCAAATCTGAGATTTTATTAATAGTATTTGCCATATTTTATATTGCTTTAACGTTTACTATTACTGCTGATGGATCAAAACTATCTAGAGTTATCAATGTTGAACGCGAAGAACCAAAATCTAAAGAATTTGGCTTAGATGCAATTTTGATAACTTCTAAATTATCAGCAACGCCTGTTGGCGCAAAATTTGTTAGATTAATTGTACCAGTTACATAGTCAATCGTACCAGCGTTAGTGTTAATTATTTTCTTGGCACCAGTGCCATCGAAATAATAACTTCTTATAATACCAGTTCTGCCTTGGATTATAGCTTTTGCTGTCGCTCCAGATCCAGAAGTATCTCCGGTTGTATTAACAACAGTCAATATTGCTGTTGTATAATTTGTCCCCATAGAGGTGACTTCTACAGACTTCAACTTACCATTTACAATAATTGGCTTCAATTCTGCACCCTCACCGTCCCCATTAATTGTGATGGTTGGAGTTTTGGTATAATTTGCACCAGAAGTTAATATCTCAATGCTCTCAATACCAGAGAAAGATTGTGGTGTTTCTTCCAAGAAAACGCTTCTTTCTATTCCAGTTGAATCTTGTTGCGTATATGCTGGTGTACTATACAATTTATCCTTAGAGGATGCTCCACGACGAAGTTCAGTATCAAATCTTAGCACGTAATTCTCTGAGCTATTGAGGATTGGACTTAGTTGCTTCTGTAAGAATACGTCCGCAATAGAGGAAGTAATTGCAGGATCTGTGTCATCAACATACTTCAACAACTTTGAGAGCTTGAATGTTGATGTAAATGTGTTTAGTGTGTCTGCAGAGAATGAAAGTATCGATTCTTTTATAGCCTGTTGCAATTGACCAGGAGTTTTTGCTGTCAATCGTGGATCGTAAGAGACATCAATAGTCAACAATAAGTAGTTATAGTTTACTGTCACAAACTCGGGAGTTACGGTAAGAATGCTAAATGGTTTGATAACTTCATTAATCAAATATGACTTCTCTGTCTCAGTAATCTCATAGCCCAATTTTGGTTTTGCTGCAATGAACACCTTACCATACACCGGAGGACTTTGTTCTTCTCCACCCCAAACATTAACCGCATCAAAGTATGGATACTTCTCGTTGATTAGAGTGATATAGTCATTTTTGGTAACTGCTCTATTATTTGAGATAAATGATTTCGGTGCGGCAAACTTAATATCATCTACAGTTTCTCTAATTGATCCACCAGCAGAATTAATAGATGTTTGAACATTAGCTGTTGATCCAGCAAGAATTTGAGAAGATAACTTAAATGTCTTTAGACCATTTGCAGTTGCGCCAGAGGTATTAATGTAAGTTACTGCGAGAAGGTTTCCGTTGTCGAGTTTTTTTCCAAAAATATCATCACCAAAGTAAATTTTATATTTACCCTTTGCACCCTCTTCTAGGTAGAATACCTTACTTGTCGAGGTAACTTCAGTAGAATCTGTTGCAAGAGTATAAATCTCCTTTGCAGTTTCTGTAGAAGATTTTTGCACAATAACTTTTAAGGTTTTTGTGTCTATATTTGCATCTGGGAGTTCGAATGACTGTTTTGGGTTAGTCTGAGTATTGACCTCATAAACATATGATGAGCTGACACCCTCTTTAATTGCAACATTAGAGAAAGTAAAGGTAGATCCGACATTAGCTACCACTGTATCTTCTGTGGATAAGAAAATATAAGATTGACCATCTTTTGACTGGCTGGTAAAGTTGGAGAATCTTGGGAGTAAAACTGATGTGGTAGAATCTAAAGCACCTTTAGTAATTACAACATTAACAAATGCTTGGGCGGCAGTTGTAGAGCGAGGAGTATATCCGATAGATTTAGCATGAGAAACTACTGATTGTCTTAGTGAAGAAGAATCGAGAAACATCTCATTGGCTATCATGTTTAGATAGAATGAGTTATAATGCGTATTGTATGCGAGGATATCTAAGAGCACATTAATAGCTGCGCCCTCGAAATCATAGTCGCTAAATTCGCTCTGGTTTCGGAGATACTCTTTTAAACTAGATTTGATATTATCAAAGTCTAATTCAGCAACAGAAAGTTTTGCAGCCATTTATCGTAACCTTTCGAGAAAAAATGAGACTGCTATCGGTTCAGCAGTATTTTTTATTATAAATTCTATGGTAACGTCAAATCCATTTTCATCATAATTCTCAGTAACGAAGACGTTTTGTGTAGAAACTCTAGGTTCAAAGTTATCTACAGTTATCTTAATCTCTTTCGCTAAAATATTAGCCGTTACTGGATCGATATTCTCGAACAGCATTTTTCTAATATTTGAACCAATTTCTGGGTGGAAAGGTTTCTCATAGTGATTTAGAAATAATAAAGTCTTCAAAGACTGAACGATCGCATTGATCCCAGTCTTCTTGTTAATATCGCCAGTTATTGGGTGAGCGATAAAATCAAGATCTATATCTTTATAATTTCTGATATTCTCGGTCATTTATATGTCACTAGATCCAAATAGTCTGATTTTACTATCCCCTTCAAAGAAGAGAATCCGTCTGCGTTTATCACGTTAGCAACTGTACCGACCTGAGACGTAGAATTTACCGAAGCAATATAGCTGTTGGCAGTATCTCTGTCACTAGTTACTATTCCATTAACTGAGCTCGCATGTGTATTTATGTCACCCAGCAATCTATTTGTTGTTGCTAGAATTATTGCATCATTAGCTCCACCGTCTGGAGTCAAACCCTTAATAGAATTCATTCCTCTTATAATATTCCCATTTATATCATCTGATATTGAAGAGAGATTAGTTGCGGAGAATAGAGCTGACCCAGCACTTTTAATGAATGTATCTGGATTGACTCCCAGAGAACTTGCTAAATTTGTGCCTGTCTGTAACATATCATTCAGACCGAACGGGTGCGTATCATTTTTATCTAC